TATTGATGATAGCGATAAAATTCGTGCATTAGTAGATCCGACTTCAGCTTACGCAAGAAATGCGGCAGCAGCAATGAATAGAGCAATGGATGATGTAATCATCACAGCTATGAATGCTTCTGCTTCAACTGGTGTAGCTGGTGGAACATCAACAGCTTTGCCTTCAACTCAAAAGTTCGCAACATCAAATCAATCAGATGGTTTAACTGTTGCTAAACTTTTAGCTGCGAAGAAAAACTTTGACAACAACAGCATAGATCCTTCAAGAAAAAGGTATCTAGTCTGTGGACCTCAACAAATTGCTGATCTATTAGCTGTTACAGAAGTAACATCTTCAGACTTCAATACTGTTAAGGCTCTAGCTCAAGGCGATATTAATTCGTTCTTAGGTTTTGAATTTATTATGTCAAATAGATTACCTTTGGATGCAACTAACACAGATGACAGACTTGTTTTTGCTTATACTGAAGATGCTATTAAATTAGCAATCGGTAAAGACATTAAAGCAAACATTTCTGAAAGAGCTGACAAATCTTACTCTACGCAAGTTTACTACTGCATGGATTTAGGAGCAGTTCGTATGGAAGAAAAAGCAATTTTTCAAATTCCATGTCATGAAGCATAATCAAATAGGAGTATATAATTATGGGAACTAAAAACACAGACTTAGTGGCTAACTTTGAAGCTAGTCCTCAAGTCCTTAATAATGCTGCTGAACTTCATGGTGTACTAAGAACTGCACATGGAACAGTAGAATTAGCTGCTGGTGATAGTGATGATAACGATATTGTTATGTTAGCACCTATTCCTTCTAATGCTGCTGTACCAAGTTTATTTATTGGTTCAGACAACTTAGGTGGATCGTGTACTTTCAATGTTGGAATATACACTTCAGCTGGCGTAGTTAAAGACGAAGATGTATTCGCAAGTTTAGTAGCTGATGCTGCTGCAATGGCGGATGTTCGTTTTGAAGCTGCAAACATAGATACTGCTGGTAAAAAAATGTATGAGTTAGCTGGAGATAGTACAGATCCAGGCGGTTACTACTACATCGCTGCTACAATGGCAGCTGATGGTCAAACTGCTGGAACTATGTCTTGGAACATTTCATACGTTGTAAACTAAGCAAATAGAATTGAGAGGCGTGGAAGCGAGAGTGGAAACGCCTCTTAATGTAATCATAAATGGCTAAAGCAATTTCAAGAAATAAAAGAAATTATAGACCAACCAAGTCTGGAGCTGGGATGACCAGACGTGGAGTAAAAGCTTATAGAAAAGCTAATCCTGGATCAAAATTAAAAACCGCAGTAACTGGTAAAGTTAAAAAAGGATCAGCTGCTGCAAAAAGAAGAAAATCATATTGTGCTAGATCAGCTGGTCAACTGAAAAGAAGTTCAGCAAAAACTAGAAATAATCCAAACTCAAGGATTAGACAAGCAAGACGAAGATGGAAATGTTAAAATGAAGTATCTTTTAATTTTATATGTTTGCAGTTATGCAACAGCAGAAACTAAATGTAATAACAGCAGTATTGTTGGAGCATTTAACGAATGGTCTGCTTGTATAAATCAAGGCTATAAACAATCACATTTCTTATTAAACGAACTTTACAAAGAAGATTTTGAAGATGAAAAATTAGCAATAAGATTTTCATGTGAAGAACAAGGAGAACAAACATAATGAAAAAAATAAAAAAATATTGGAATAGTAGAAGTACAAAAATTAAAATAGCTTCTGTTGCAATTATTGTAATTATTATAATTAGTGTAATTGTATAATGGCTAGTGTTGTAAATATGTGCAATAGTGCGCTCAACCTTTTGGGTGCTAGTACCATATCAGCATTAACTGACGATACTAAAAATGCCAGATTATGTAATCAAAGATATGAGCCAGTAAGAAATAGAGTATTTAGATCTCATGCTTGGAATTGTTTACACAAAAGAGTTCAACTTGCTCAAAATTCTACAGCTCCAGTAATAGAATATGATTATGCTTATTTGTTACCTAGTGATTGTCTAAGAGTATTAAAAATTCACAATGGAACTACAGATAGTATTCAAACAGCTTTAGATTATAAAATAGAAGGAAGAAATATCTTAACTGATATAGATACGATTTATTTAATTTATATTGCTTTAGATACAGATCCAAATAACTACGATACTTATTTAAGAGAAAGTATTTCACATCAATTAGCTGCCGATATTTGTTATGCAATAACTAACAATGCAACACTTGCTAATCAATATATGACTAGAGCAGATGAAAGATTAAGAGAAGCAAGATTTATTGATGCTACAGAAAATAGTTTAGGAACAGTTGAGGCAAATGAATTTACTGATGCGAGATTGTAATGCCAAGAACTACAGCAGCATTAAATAGTTTTGTATCAGGAGAATTTTCTGCCAAGATGGATGGTAGAACTGATTTTGAAAAATATGCTTCAGGCTGTAAAACATTAGAAAATATGTTGGTGCATCCTCAAGGTGCAGCAGCTAGAAGAGTAGGCACTCAGTTTATTGCAGAAGTTAAAACATCTTCTTTAAAAACAAGATTAATACCTTTTGAATTTTCTACAACTCAAACTTATGTTTTAGAATTTGGTAATACTTATATCCGAATGTTTAAGGATAAAGGTCAAATTACCGAAAGTGATGTAACTGTTTCTGGAATTACTAAAGCTAATCCAGCTGTGGTTACAGCAAGTAGTCATGGGTTTTCTAATGGCGACTTTGTAATATTATCTTCTGTTGTTGGAATGACAGAGGTTAATGGTAAAACTTTTAAAGTAGCTGACAAAACTACTAACACCTTTGAATTACAAGATGTTGATGGAACAGATATAAACTCTTCATCTTTTACAGCATATTCATCTGGTGGAGATGCTAATAGAATATATGAAATATCAAGTCCGTACTTAACAGCTGAACTATTTGAATTGAAGTTCGCTCAAAGTGCTGATGTTATGTATATCACTCATCCAAACCATGAAGTGATGAAGTTAAGTAGAACTGGGCATACATCATGGACATTAACTGAAGTTGAATTTACAGACGGACCTTATTTATCTGAAAACACTACAACAACTACTTTAACACCAGCTCAATCCGCAACTGGAACTGGAGTAAATATAACCGCTTCAGCTATAACTGGAATAAATGGTGGTGCTGGATTTCAAACAACTGATGTTGGAAGAATAATATCTTTCAATGGCGGTAAAGCTAAAATTACAGCTAGGACCAATACCACAGTTGTTGTTTGCACAATTACTACCGCTTTCACTAATACAAATGCAACAGCCTCTTTTAAGCTTGGAGCATTTTCAGATACAACTGGACATCCTTCTTGTGTATCATTCTTTGAACAAAGATTAGTATTTGCTGGAACTAGTGATGAGCCACAAACTTTGTATTTCTCTAAATCTGGAGATTACGAAAACATGACTACTGGTACAAACGCAGATGATGCTATGGTTTACACAATCGCTAGTAACCAGGTTAATAAAATTAGATATTTAAAAGCAGTAAGAACTTTATTGATAGGAACTACTGGAGGAGAGTTTACTGTATCAGCAGATGGAACAGATGCAGCAGTAACACCAACAAATATTCAGATTAGGAGACAGAGTTCTTTTGGTGCTGCTAATGTTGATGCTCAACCAGCTGGTAATGCAATATTATTTTTACAAAGAGCAAAAAGAAAAATTAGAGAACTAGCTTATAACTACGATACAGATGGTTATATCGCACCTGATCTTTGTATATTAAACGAAACTGTAACTGATAGTGGCGTTAATGAAATGGCTTATCAACAAGCACCAGATAGTATTTTGTGGGCTGTTAGAGATGATGGAGTTTTATCAGGATTAACTTATCAAAGAACTGATAATGTTGTTGCCTGGCACAGACACCTTATCGGAGGAAAAGCAGATACTACTAAAAATATTATTCAACAAGAAATTTCATTTACTGCAAATACAACAGTTGTTAATGGAACGAATAATACAATTACATTATCTTCTCATGGATTATCGACTAACGATCCAGTTTATTATTATGCTGCTGCTAATCCTATTACTGGAATAACCAGCGGTAAACTTTATTATGTAATTGCTTCAGATAGTAATACTATTAAACTTGCTTCATCTGCTGCTAACTCTGCTGCTGGTACTGCAATTAGTTTAACTGGACCAAGTACAGCATCGACACAATATATTTATCAAGGTGTAAATATTGCATCAAACGTAATTTATTCAGCGGCACATGGATTTAAAACTGGCGATAAAATATTTTACGATAATATTGGAACTGCTATTGGTGGATTAAGTGAAAATGTTGAATACAACGTTTCAAGAGTAGATGATGATCAATTTAAATTATATTCAGATAGCAAACTAATTAATGTTGTATCATTAACTTCAGCTCATAGTTCAGAACAAACAGATAATATTTTACAAAATACAAAAGTTGAAAGTGTTGCAACTATATCTGGAGATCTTAACGAGGATGAACTGTGGATTATAAGTCAACGTTGGGTTAATGGAGCTGTCAGACGTTATGTTGAATGTTTTTCTAATTTTGATTTTGATGAAACTGCACCAGAAGATTTTAAGTTTGTAGATAGTCATTTATCTTATTCAGGTGTAGCTGTTAGCTCATTATCTGGACTAGATCATTTAGAAGGCGAAACAGTATCAATACTAGCAGATGGTGCAACTCATGCTAAAAAGACAGTATCAAATGGATCTATTTCTTTAGATAGAGCCTCAAGAAAAGTTACTGTTGGTTTACCTTATAACTCCGTTTTACAAACAATGAGAATAGAAGGTGGAGCTGGACAATTAGAAGGAACAGCTCAAGGTAAAATAAAAAGAATTTCAAAAATAGTTTTAAGATTATTTGAAACAGTAGGTGCTAAAGTTGGTCCTTCGTTAGATAACTTAGAAACCGTACCATTTAGAACAACATCAGGTGCAATGGATTTACCAGTATCAACATTTATAGCTGGAGATAAAGAAGTAGAATTTTCGGATGATTATAATACAGATGGATTTATATTTGTTAAACAAGATCAAGCATTACCATTAACGGTACTAGCATTATATCCGACTATTGTTACTAACGATGGCTAGTGAGATAAAAGATTTTAAACCAGAACACGCAGACAAAATTATTTCTTTTGGCATGAACTCTAAGCTAATGGAAATAGATGCAAGTTATTCCGATAACAGAATTTGTAACTATTCAACTAAAGGCAATGCTTACACAATGTTTGTCGATGACAATCCAGTTTTTGCAATAGGAATTGTTTTATTGTGGGATGGTGTTGCTGAAGGCTGGGTACTAGCATCACAAAATGTTTTTGAAATGAGATTTTTAGCAGCCAAGACAATGAAAGAATTAACAGATGAGATGTGTAAAAAAAATAAAATTAAAAGATTACAAACATCCGTTAAGGCTGATTTTAAACTAGGTGTCAGATTTGCTACTTGGCTTGGTTTAGAAATTGAAGGATTAAAAAAAAGTTATGGTCCAGATGGATCTGACTATTATCAACTGGGGAAAATTTATTAATGGCTTTTATAGGAAATATATTCGGTGCTTACGGTGCAAGACAGATTGCAAATTTTAATGCTAATCTTTATGCTAAACAAGCAGAACTAGCTAGAAAGAATGCAGAGATTAAAAGAACAACATTTGAACAAATTACATTACCAAGATTAAAAAAGGATCAAGAAAGATTTAGATCAAATCAATTTGTTAATCTTTTAAAAAGTGGATTTGATGTAGATAGGATAGGAGAGACACCTTATCTAATTGGTTTAGAGCAATCTATAGAAGATGCTTTTGAAATATCAGTACAAAGTTTTAATTCTACTGTTGCTGTTCAAAATGAAATTAATAACGCATCACTTTTACAAGCTAAAGGTCAAGGCGAAAGATTTAAAGGAGATATACAATTTAGAACTGGATTGATGAAAGCTGGTGGAGATATTTTTCTTAATCAGGATAAATACAGGAGCTTATTAGGATAATGGCAATAATTAAAATAAGAAGATCTCAAAGTAATATAGCAAATGTTCCAACTCCTAATGTAACAGCATTAAGATTAGATAGTAATTTAGCTTTAGCTCAAGGTAATGCTATATCATCTATTGGTAAAATAATTGAAGATACAAAAGCTAAAACTAAAAAGACTGAAGATAAAAACGAATTACAAAGATTAATAACTGAGACTTTACCTGAAATTACAAAAAGAACTCAAGCTTATAATAAAAGTACAAATATTGATGATGCAAATAATTATTTAGCATCAATGGATATTAAAGAATTTGAACCTTTTTTACAAAATTCTAATAAAGAAGTTAGAGAATTATTTAAAAATCATTTATTTAAAGAAACAGTAAGTGGATATAAACACGTTCATACTGGTATTTTATCAAATCATATTAAAGAAACTAAACTTCAACATAATAATAATTGGAATGAGCTAACTAAATTAATGGCTGCCAATGATACTGGCACAGCTTCTAATGCAGAAATCGAGTTTGAAGCAACTTTTAATGATCCTGATGTTGTTAATAAATATACAGAGCAAGAACTAAAAAAAATTAAAGAAGATAAAAAATTACAAGCAGTACAACTCCGTTTTTACAACAGGAATAGAAATAATCCAGTTGATACATTGATAAAAGGAAAAGAAATAACTGCAAAGTATGGAACTGTAGAAGCTAAAAGAATATTGGATGACGCAAAAAATGTTTTAGTTAGTCAAGTTGCTGAAAGAGATTTAGATACTCTTAGATTAGAAAAAGCCGACAAAGATCAAAAGATTGCAAACTTTACAGATATATTATTGAGCATTCAAAGAGACGATGTATCAGCACCAGATTTAGATTACATTACAGATTTATTTAAAGCAGATCAGATAAACTCTGCACAAAGAAACACATTATTTAAAATTAAATT